GCTCAGAGATGTGTATAAGAGACAGGCGCCGAGAAGACCCGCGACCATACGCGCAGGAAACGAGCGTCTTAGTGCTAGCCTGATCACTGAACAATCCCTGAACATACGGACGACGTATGCCCAGAGCCCGGTCACGCCGGGCTCTTCGCGTATCTGGAGACGTGCGGGCGGCCCTGACCCCCCGAGCAGAGCCGCCCGCGCCAACCCCCGTACACGAGCGTGTACCCCTGACTCCGGGCGGTCGGGCCGACTGCACGCCCCCGACCGCCCGGCTTCGCCTCAGCGCGCCCCGAGCACCAGCTCGACAGGCAGGCTCATCTGCGCGGCGCTGTACTTCGACACGCCACGGTGAGACACCTCGACGCCGTAGAAGTCGTGGCCAGCCTCAACCGCCAGCGCCCACCGGAAGACGCACCCCTCCTCCACATGCACACCGGTGCCAAGCTTGCCCACCCCGATCGTCTTCCCCGCCGCGTCAGTGACCACCACCTGCGCGTGCTGGCGGATGTCCGCGAACACGCCCTCGCCCGTACAGGCCGGATAGTCGCCGTACTCGACCTGATCAGGCCAGGTCTCCAGCACGACCCTGCCGCTCACATCGAGCAACGCCGGCGCGGATGCGGGCTGAGACTGCGCCACCTGGACCGGCGCTGGAGGATCGACCTCGTTGCCCGGCGAGACGACGAGGAACACAGCAGCAACCGCCGCCAGCACGGCGAGCGACACTCCGACCACAGCCAGCACCTTCCCCATGCGGGCATCCTGCACCGCTCCACACCGCTGACACCAGACCCAAGTCATCAGCAGGCAGGAGGAACACGTGCCCCGAAAGCCCCGCCCCGGCGAGATTCCGAACGTGGAGTGGCCGCCGCCCATACCTAAGAGCGACCGTAGCCAGATCGTCGAGCCCACGCCCAAGTCCCCCGCTAGCGAGAAGTGCGCCTCGGAGGTTCCATGAACGTCTTGCTGCTACTCGCCCTCGTCTGCCTCTTGTCCAGCGCCGTCATTGCCGGCGTACAGAAGGCGTGGCCCCTCGCCCTGCTCGCCCTCGGCCTGGCGCTCGCCGTACTCGCCAACACCGGGCTGATCGCCACCTGACCTGTACAAGACCCTCCAGTGCGCGACTGGAGGTAGAGACCCCCGAGACCTCCCGGACTCGGGGGTCTCGCCCACCACCGGGAGGAACCGTGACCGACGAACAGCCCGAGCCCGGCACCATGCAGCACTACGCCCACAACGAGTCCGGCTGCGACACGTGGATCCCCGGCGTTCCCACGAACATCCCGCGCGCCCGCGTCCTCGAACTCGTCAAGAGCCTCGGCTTCGACCCTCACCAGACGAAGGCCCTGTGTTTCGAGCCCTATGCCGTCTATGCCGAGGTGTACGCGCTTAAGGACGGGCAGCGCTACTGGGACGGCGGACCCATAGAGGAAGCCGCCACACACCGGCTCGCCATCCCCATCAGTGACCAGGGCGACACGCCTTCAACTCCGGGGGACGTCGAATAGCCGGGGGCTCTCGACAAGGGGTAGGGGATCATGCCCAAGAGGGAGTGCCTCACCTGCCGGGCCCTGCATCAAGGGCCAGGGCCACGCTGTCCGGGGTGTACGGGCGTACGGCAGCAGCAGCGAGACCAGCAGCGAGGAACCACGACAGAGCGCGGACTCGGCTGGACACACCAGCAAGCACGCGACCAGATCCTCGCCACCGCCACCGTGTGCGCCATCTGCCGCCTGCCACCCACACCCGATGACCCGCTCACCGCAGGGCATAAGACCCCACGCGCGGATGGTGGTAGCAACGACCTGGCCAACTACCAGGCGGAGCACGCCTCCTGCAACTACAGCAAGGGCGCAACAACGGGGCGCACAGGGTGAGGGCCAGGCACCCCACCCCCTGCCTGCCCCACCCATGCCCCCATGCCCCTGCCTGCCACCCACCCTGTGCCTGCCCCAACGCACAGACCAACACGCAACGACCAACATCGATCACTCAACAGCGTTGAACAGCACAAACACTGCTCGACACAAACAGAGTGAGACGAAACCGCAGGTCAGAGGCAGGGTAAGGGGACCAGGGGGGCACCCTGATCACGTAGCGATGATCATGGGGTCCTGACCCGTCCCCACCGCGCCTTTTTTCGCTGGTACCACCGGACACGATTTGCCCCTCGGCGGGCTTTCGCGAGGGGAGGCACCTGATGCCCCGAGCGAAGAAGACGGCCGGCACAGCGATCGACAAGAGGAATGGGCAGCAGGTCCTCGGTGTGGTGGCCGGGCTGAAGGTGGAGAAGTTCACGGCGCCGCGCGGGCTGTCGAAGCCTGCGAAGGCCGCGTGGGATGACTTCTGGGAGGACCGGCCGGCGCATCTGGTGACGCCCGCGGCGAAGGTAGTGCTGCTGCGGTGGATCGACGCGCTGGACCGCTACCTGCGGACGATCGCGGAGGCCGACACTCAGCCGCTCGTCACAGGGTCGCAGGGCCAAGAGGTGATCAACCCGCTGTACAAGGTCGCTGAGCAGGCGATGGCGACGGTGCGGGACTGTGAGAAGCAGCTTGGCATCGGCGGTCTGAACGCGGCCTCGCTGGGGCTGGCCGCGATCAGTGAGCAGCGGTCGCTCGCGCAGATGAACGCCCGCTACAGCGAGCCGGGCGACGTCGAGGAAGACCAGGACGAGCCAGACCCTCGGCTGCGGGTCGTGGGCGAGGTCGTCGATGACTGACCAGGCGTGTACGGCGTGCGGGTGGGCGCCCAGGCGCGGGGAGCTGTGGCCGTCGCTCGGCGGGGTGGCTGTGCGGTGGATTCAAGACAACCTGATCTTCCCTGAGGGCGACACGTTCGGGCAGCCGTTCAAGCTCCGCCAGGACCAGAAAGAGTTCCTGTACCGGTGGTACGAGTTCTGCCCTGGCTGCGACCAGTGGCACTACGACGAGGGCGTGCGCGGTGCGGCGACCGGCGACGGCAAGACCACGTTCATCGCCGCGATCGCGCTGCTGGAGTTCGCCGGCCCGCCGCAGATCGCACCCGTCTCACCAATCATCAACATCGCCGCCGCCTCATATGAGCAGGCCGACGAGCTGTTCGCCAAGGCCGGCCAGATGGTCGGCGGGCGGGACGACGAGATCCCCGAGGCTCCGCTGTGCGGCTTCTTCGCCGTTTACGAGAAGGTGATCCAGTTCCGCGACGGCAGGCCGGGCGAGATCCGGCGGGTCGCCGCAGTGGCGGGCACGAACGAGGGCGGTATCCCGCACCTGTTCATCTGTGACGAGGTCCACGAGTGGGGCGACGTCGGCTCGAACAAGGCGCGCGTGCACACGGTCATCTCCAAGTCGACGAAGAAGCGCATGACGGCCCGCGGGTCTGGACGGGTGCTGAACCTCAGCACAGCCGGGTTCGACGTGGACCATTCGCTGCTGGGCGCCATGTACAAGCGCGGCCTGCGGGTGCTGAAGAACCCGTCGCTGGCGCCACGGCTGTACTTCGACTGGCAGGAAGCCCCCGAGGACCTCGACTATGAGGATCCCGAGCAGCGCGCCATCGCCGTACGAGCCGCGTCAAAGGCGGCCGGGGTGCTGTGGAACGTCGCCGACCGCGTCAACGACTGGGGGCGCCCGTCGATGCCTCGCCACGAGTGGCTGCGCTACTACGCCAACAGGTGGGTGGACATCGCTGAGGACTCCTGGCTGAAGGACTACCCGGGCGCGTGGGACAAGTGCGCCGGGGATGCCTCGATCCCGCGCAAGGCTGAGGTCAAGGTGGCCGTGGACATGGCGTTGCGCCGTGACTCGGTGGCTGTGCTGGTCGGCTGGGAGCGCCCTGACGGCAAGGTCGCGGTCAAGGCGAAGATCTGGAATCCGGACGGGTCCGGGAAGATCGACCATCAGGCCGTGGTGGATTACATCCGGCACGACCTGGCCACCGAGTACACGATCGTCGAGGTCACCTACGATCCCCGCTTCTTCGAGGTGCCCGCCCGCATGCTCGAAGACGAGGGCTTCCTGATGGTGGAGTTCCCGCAGTCCCCGGAGCGGATGGCCCCGGCGTGCGGTCACGCCCTGGAGATGATCGTGGGCGGCGACGTCGTCCAGGACGGAGACCCTGACCTGGGGGCGCACGTTAAGTCCGCCGCGATGCGGCCTGGTGAGCGCGGTTTCACCCTGTCCAAGGGCAAGTCCAAACGGAAGATCGACGGCTGCATAGCGATGGTCATCGTGCTGTGGCGGATCGCCGCCCCCGAACCGGAGGAGGCCCCGCTCGTGCCGCTGGTGGCGTTCAGATGAACAAGCTCGCGCGGGCCTGGCTCGGCTACGTGGCCGGATGCGTGGCGATCGTGGCCGGCGTCTGGCTCCAGTTCGGGACCGGCTTCGCCCTCATCACGGCGGGCGCCGCGGCGGTCGCCTCGTTCCTCTTGCTGGCCGACGTCGATGACGACCACGAGGGCGGGGAGGTGCCGTGAACCTGCTGCAGCGCCTGCGCGCCAGACGCAACCGGGCCGACCCGTTCACCCCATCGTGGACGATCGGCCCCAACACCTACTTCGGCATGTCACGGCCGGTCAACGGCCAGGAGAAGCCGACCCCGGCGGAGTTCCTCGCGCTCGCGCAGAACGTGCTCAAGCGCAACGGTGCGCTCGCGTCCTTGATGTTCGTCCGGCAGTCGGTGTTCAGCGAGGCCCGATTCTGCCTCCGCCAGCTCCATCACGCTGGCCCCGGAGAGCTCTCCACCGGCGGCGAACTGCCACTGCTGGAGCGTCCGTGGCCGGGCGCGACCACGCAGGACCTGCTGTCGCGGATGCTGCAAGACTCCGACCTGGCGGGCAACTCGTTCTTCGCGCGTCGGCCGAACGGCACGCTGAAGCGGCTCAGGCCGGACTGGGTCACCATCGTGACCGGGTCGCAGGAAGAACCCGACCTGTACGGCGATGCCCTCGACGGCGAGCTACTCGGTTACATCTACTCGCCGCGCGCTCCCGGGAGTGGTGACGGCGAGCTGCTGCTGCCGGACGAGGTGTGCCACTTCGCGCCCATCCCGGACCCCGAGTTTCAGTTCCGCGGCATGTCCTGGATCACGCCCCTACTGGGTGAGATCGAGGCTGACAGCGCAGCGACCGAGCACAAGCGGTCCTTCTTCCGCAACGGTGCGACCCCGCGCGTGGTCGTGTCGCTCGACGCGTCGGTGGATCCCGACATGTTCGACCGGTTCATCGAGAAGTTCGAGGCCTCCCACGCGGGCGCCGAGTCGGCGTATCGGACCATGTATCTCGGTGGCGGCGCGGACGCCAAGACCATGTCCATGTCGATGAAGGACCTCGACTACAAGGCCGTGCAGGCGATCGGCGAGTCCCGGCTGGCCGCCGCCGCGGGGGTACCGCCGGTCATCGTCGGCTTCTCGGAGGGGCTGGCCGGCAGCTCGCTCAACGCGGGCAACTACGCCTCGTCTCGCCGGCGTTTCGCCGACGCCACCATGCGGCCCCTGTGGCGGCGCGCCGCCGGGGTGCTCGCCCACCTGGTGGACGTCCCCGAAGGCACGGAGTTGTGGTGGAACGACCGCGATGTGGCGTTCCTGCGTGAGGACCTGGCCGACATCGCCGACATCCAGGCCAAGAAAGCGTCCACGATCCGGCAGCTCACCGACGCCGGGTTCGAGGCGGCCAGCGTGGTCGCCGCGGTGGAGGCCGACGATCTGAGCCTGCTCAAGCACTCCGGCCTGTTCTCGGTCCAACTCCTGCCGCCAGACCAGATGCAGCCCGAGCCCGCCGAGCAGGATCCGCCCGCCGGCGACGACGAGCAGCCCGAGGAGGGCACGGCATGACGTACTTCACCCGAGCCTTCCCGCTGGACGAAATCGCGATCGCCCCGGGCGACGGCCGGACAGTCACCGCGTACGCCGCGGTGTTCGACACCCCGGCGGAGATCCATGACCGGGACGGGCACTACCTGGAGGAGATCGCCCGCACGGCGTTCGACAAGTCGCTGACCGAGCGCGGCCTGCGCTACGGCGTGTTCTACAACCATGCCGCCACTTTGCATGGCACGCCCTCGGAGCGGGCCAGTGTGCCGCTGGGCACGCCGCTGGAGGTGCGTGCGGACGCCAAGGGGCTGCTGACGGTCACCCGGTACAACAAGACGCCGCTGGCGGATGAGGTGTTGGAGGCGATCCGCAACGGCGACATCACCGCCCAGTCGTTCAGCGGGCGGATGATCCAGTCGAAGCCGTCCAAGCCGGGCCGGGCGCCGTACAGGGCTGCCCGCGGTGGCGACCTGGTGACGGTGGTCCGCAGCGAGATCGCCCTGCGGGAGTACGGCCCCACCCCGATGCCCGCCTACGAGCCCGCCGCCATCCTCGGCGTGCGCTCTCTGGCCGACCAATTCGCCCACCTCGACGACGTTGAGCGCGCCGAGCTGGCCGCCATGCTTTCGTCCACCACCCCCACCGTGGGGGCCGGAGACGAGTCCACCACCCCCGAAGAGGGGGCCGGTACGGAGGAGTCGGAGCCCAGCGAGGGCCACCGCTCTGGTCCGGCACTGTCCCGCGCACGAGCGCGGGCACGCCTGATGAAGAGGGGAATCCTCCTGTGAACCGACTTACTGAGATCGACGAGCGGCTGGTGGCCATCCGGTCCGAGCTGCTCACGCTCGCTGACACCGACCTGGACGAAACGCAGTCCGCGCGGTTCGACGAGCTGGAGACCGAGTACGCAGAGCTGGAGACCGAGCGCGAGCCGCTGGCCCGCCGCGCGGCCACCATCGAGCGCGTACGCACCACCGCCGGCACCGCTGCCCGAGCCGGCCGCGGCCTGGAGTCGGGCGGCACCGACCGCTCGCCGGGCCTGATCGTCCGCACCGACCCGTTCGACGACCTGGACCAGGTGCGCGCCCAGACGCTGACGGCATCGGACCTGCGCTCCCGAGCGCTGGCCGCGATCGAGCAGGCTCCTGTCGAGCTCGACGACGACGGGCGGGATCACGCCACCAGGCTTCTGGAGCGCGGCGACCGGCACGGCCGGATCGCCCGCCACGTCCTGCTGACCGGCTCTCCCGCTTACACTCGGGCGTTCGAGAACCTGCTGGGCGGCATGCAGCCGTGGCAGCTCGATGAGGAGGAGCAGCGAGCCCTGAGGTTCGCCGACGAACACCGGCGCGCGATCAACGAGGGCACCGGTTCGGCTGGTGGGTTCCTCGTGCCCAGTCACCTGGATCCGACGATCATCTTGTCGAACGCGGGTTCGACGAACCCGTTTCGGCAGATCGCCCGGGTCGAGACCATCACCACGAACCGGTGGAACGGCGTTTCTTCGGCCGGCGTGACTGCGCAGTGGCGTGCCGAGGCCACGCAGGTGCCGGACGGCAGCCCCACCTTCGCCCAGCCCACGGTGCAGGTCCACGCGGCGGACGCCTATCTGCAGGCGTCGTTCGAGTCCACCATGGACACCAACATCGCCTCCCAGGTCGGCATGCTGCTCAACGATGCCAAGGACAACCTGGAGGCTACGGCGTACGCGGTCGGCACCGGCTCGACGCAGCCGTTCGGTGTGGCCG